AAATCTTTAATGTTATCCATGAAAGTGCTCCAATTTATTTTTTATTTATGCTTTTGGTAAATCTTAAAACCTCAGCATCAAGATCCGGTGTTAATGTTTGAGACTGTTGTTCACTCTGATCTGGTGGAACTTGTTCTTGATTTGCCTCTGGTTGTTGTACTGGTTGTCCTGTTGCAGGATCGATTTCTTGTTGTTGCTGCATCTGTTCAGCTTGCAGCGCATTTTCTTCTTCTATCTGTTGTTGCATTTCTTCAATTTCTTCATCTGTCATGAACAGTATCTTTTTCTTAACCCATTCTTGAGAGAAATATTTTCCTATATAGGGCTCTATCAAAGATACCGTATTCACTCTTTCACGAATCAACTCAGCTTCTTTTAACTCTGCAAAATTATTATCTTCTACGAAATTATAATGAACAAATTCCTTAAATTCATCCCATTCTTCAATAGTACAAATACCCTTTAATGAAAGCTGAACACGAAGGGCTTGATCAAAAATTTGAGTAAATCTTGCGCGAAGTTTGTTCACAAATCTTGCAAATTTTAATTCATCACGAGTAACTTCAGTTGTTCTACCCAATCCAACTAATCCTCCAGGTTGAACGTCTAGTCTTGAAATTGGAACAGATAGTGATTGAAACAGTTTCTTTTGAAAATATTTAATATCTTCAATTTCACCAAGATTTTGACCAGCAGGAAGCGTGGTAATTTCTGTACCTCTTCCACCCTCTCTTCTTGGCAACCAAAAGTCTTCGAGCATTGAAAGGTGTTTTCTTTCATCACGAACTTCACCAGTGTTTGCATCATAAACGAGCTTGTTACGATACTTCACCATAATATCATAAAGATATTGTTCTGCTTTACCTTTTGGAAGATTACCTACGTCAATATAAAAAACTCTTCTTTCTGGAGCGCGTGATAGGCGATAGATTACGATAGCATCTTCTATCATTCTCAATTGATTCAGAGTCTTTATAGCTTTATGAAGGTATGAGATTACCATCACATTTTTTGCGTCCATCAAGCCAGATGTAACATTAATTATTGAATCTGGAGCAATGCGAATACCCTGATTTGTTCCGGCGGTATACGTTTGAGTATTAATTCCACGATCATTGTAAACATAATACTCATTTAATGCTTTGATCAGATCGGCATTAGTTTTTGGATCTCTTTGTTTATAAATCTCTCTGACTTTTCGAATCTTTCTAGGATCTATAAATCTTAATTCTTGTATACCCTGTTTAGACTTTTCTTCGTTGACAACAATGTGATAATATATTCTTCCGTCAATATACCATCTTTTAAATAAATCTTCGGCTAAATTAGAAAAATTTAATAATCTTAGAATATTATCAAATTCTTCTTGAATTTTCTTTTTAATCGAATCTGGTTGCTTTAAGTCATCCATCACAAGATTAACAATTTTTCCTTCTTTGTCTCTTGTGATGGATTCGTTTACTATTTCCTCAACCGCAGCTTCACATTCAGGGTGAATTGCCATTTCTCTATATCGAGTAATAAGTTCTAGTTCATTACGAACAGAACCTTCTAAATCAACATAGGTGCCATAATATCCACCTTGAGAAATGGTAACTGCGCCGTCATCAGTGGATTGTTGTGGTAAAGTAAAAGAAGGTTGCTCAGGTTTTGATACCTGAGTAACCTCTTTTTTACCAATCGTAAACCCAAATAATTTAATACCTGCCATAATATACTCTTATTTCTTTATCTTAGACTACACCAGTGGATAGAGAATCCCACCACTGATAGGCTAAGGTTACTGTGTATTCTTCAATTGTGTCATTTGAGCCCCAATCTACATCAATGGGTGAAACATCAGAAGGGAATGATCCAACAATTCTATATTTTTTAAGTGTTGAACCAGTTTTTCCATATTGAACTATTTCACCATCAACTGTATAGGTACTTGGTTGTAAAGCCAGGGGGTTTCTTATATTTAGATTGTGTGAATTAATAGCATTCATCCATCTCTCAAATGCATTTCTAACAATAAAGTCTTCGTCATTTATGACAGTAATAGTCCAATCGGCGAATGTTCTATTACCAGCAAACTTTAGTTCGCGACCAAAGTATGGTAATGGAACTACACCAACTGTAGAACCTGGAAGACTAGATGATCTGCACATGAAAGTTAATTTTCTCTGCGCTTGCCCCGGAACAGCATATCCGGGGAAAGGTAGAGAGACTTCAAATAGATTAGGTCGCGCCCCGTCACCAACCATTTGGGAACGAAATTCATTTATATTAAAAGCCATTTGTAATTCTCCTTATTATCGATTGAATTAGAATCTTCCAACAACTTCATCAAAGTTTATACCAGTTCTCGTTGCAACAAAGTTCAATTGGATGAAGTTGATGCTTCTAGATGGTTTAACATAAATGTCTCCCACAAATTCATTTCTATCGATAACCTCTTGTGTATTATTTGTTTCATCACAAACAACTCTAAAGTCTGTCACGCCTCTACGACCTTGAATATCTCTCAGATATGGTTCAACTAGACTTACAAACTGCGCTCTTGTAAATGCGTCATTGAATTCAAACAAAGAATATTTTGCGGCTTCAGAAATTGTTTTTTCAAGAACGATGAAAAGTCTACGAACATTAATTCTATCAAAAGCACTTGGTCTTGTTAGAAGGGTTTTATCTCCAAACAAAACTGTACCAGTTCCTGAAAATGTTACTACAGGATTAACTTGTTCTACATAAAGATCATCTCTTTGAGACTTGGAAGGATTAAAAGCTAATTTAACAAGATTTTTAACAAATCCGCGATTTAATCCACCAGGTGAGAACCAAGGATCCTTTTCTTTATCAGTCTTAGCGCAAAGCCCAGCAATATCTGCGTTTAATGGAACATAACGATAAGTATCATTGTACTTGTCGTATTGATATTTCCATCCGCTATCCATAACTGTATATGAAGAGGAAGTATAACCAGCTCTTGTCGTGAGAATATTACTCACCTCAGAACCATATTGATCTACAACATCGCTTCTTTTTGGTGAACAGAAAACCATACAGTCTTTTCTTACTTCAGCAATATCCGTAGTAATAGCATTAATTACTGTAGAATCGTGCCCGCCAGTCATTATTAATCCAACAGAAACTTCATCTGAGTTTTCAAAATAATCATAAGCTGTTGTAACATTACCTGTTGCAGGAACATCATCAACACCAGATGTTAAACTTATTGATAAATTTGATGTTGAATTAGCAAATGTTGCTGTAGATAAACCTGTATAATTATTTGAGACGCTGCCACTTAATTGTGTTGCTCTTGGATTAGAGATCCAACGAAGATATTTGGATTTTCCATTTACTACATCTTTGTAATAATTGGATGAACCATCATCTCTTTTCGCGTCATTAGCTCTAGAAAGATATTCATATTTTTCTAGAATTGCATTTGGTGTTCCAGTAAATTTACCATCTTCATCTATAACAATTAAATGAATTTCATCACCAGAACCTCCTCTTGTGGAAACATAGCTAGATGTTCCGGGAGAAGATGAGAAAAGAGTTTTATACTCCCAGCCATTAAATACAGTATTATTCGCATCACAAATTGAATATCTTAAAGAATTTCCTAGTGCTCCAGGATATCTGGCGATAAAAGGTCCCGCGGCGTTGGCGGCCGCAGAAAGTCCATCAAACCAATTGTTTGCATAATCAACTTCATTTCTAACCAAAACTCCAGATGCGTTACCTGCATTTTTTAATGCACTGGTTCCACCATCAGCGCGAACCACTCTAACACTATTAGAATAGGAAAGAAAGTTAGCTACTGTAAAGAAATCAACAAATGTATTTGAATCTGGTTTACCAAAACGATCAACTAATTGATTTTCATCCGAAAGATTAACAATTTCATTGACAGGACCCCATGCAAATGCTCCTGCATATGCGCCTATGCTAGTAGCAACGGCAGGAATCACTGTCGTTAAATCGACTTCAGAGATGGTAACTCCAGGAGATAGTGAAAAAGCCATATATGTCTCCTCTTAAAGAATCTTATAGTAAAAAGCGTGTATAATTACATTTATATTTATAATTTTAGAGATTTGATGGTAAGTAATTAGTGGGTGACTCTAACCATAAATCTCCTCCTTCAACAGAAACATTCTCCCTCACACCATCTTCTATAAAACCAAAAGGTGTCAATTCCTGCTCTATCATCTCTAATTGTTCTTGCATAAATGATTTTCTAAGGTCTGTATTTGTGGAATCTTTGAAATATCCCTGAGAAATCATCCATCCAAAAAGCACTAGTGTCATAGCCAAATCATCATTATTTCCTTCTTCAGCTTCATAACTATCTTTCTTTCTGACAAACGTACTCAACTCATTTATCGTCTCGAAATCATTGATTATCAATTTATCCGATTCAACTAATGTTTTTAGATTTGCGCAACCTATTCTCTTGGTTTTTGTCGTTGTTCTAAGACCGAACTGAATACCTTTCTTGTGCCCCGCAGAGATATTCTGCCCTTTCTTTTGACTGCTTTCAATCTTGAAAATATTATCATACTCAAGATCCTTGTGTAGCAAGTCTACAACTTGTTGACCAATGTCATTTATTTCCACTAAAACGTATGCGTCATTATACTTTGTTCCAATATCGTATATGATATTTGGAAAAAGAATTGGTGCAATATCATTACTTCTATATTTAGCGACTTGTCTATAAGGGATTGTCGAAACGTCTATTACACTGAAGGCTGAATAGTCTCCACCTAACCCCCTAGATGTATCCACTGTCAGGCAATAGATGTGAGGCATTTCTGTCCAATTCCCAGCAGAATCTTGCTTTCCTTTATTTGGATATTCGTAAACATCAAGTTTATCGTCATGATAAATTGGATTTGTAAAGGAAAGCTGTCTAAGTTTGAATCCACTTATGAGTGTTGCTGCGCTACCCAAGAACTCACATTCAAATTCTTGTGCAAACTGTTCTTCACTGGTGTTTCTTATTGTTTCCTCACGCCACTTCTCATCTCTTCCAGGAACATCCGACCAATGTATTTCGAGTGGTTTATATAAGGATCTTTCCTCAAGTGCGTCCATCCACATCTTATAGAATAGATTCAGACCATTTGGTGTCGAGACTATAATAACCTTTGTGGTACTACCAGAAGAAATGGTGGGATATGTTGACATGAAAAACGAATATGCCATGTTATTTGGAACGAAAGCAAACTCGTCAAGAAAAATCAAATTATATGAGCTACCACGAACTGCGCTAGAAGATGTTGATGCAGAGATTATTTTGGAACCATTTTCTAATTCTATATTACCTTTATTCCAAGTTATGATTCCTTGCTGCAACCAATGCGGAAGATATTCATATGCTAACTGAATTCTAGATAAAATTTCTCGTGCTAGAGAGCCTTTGTTAGCAAGAATGGCTATATTATAGTTATCGTTAAAAAGAACGCACCATAACATGTAACCAACAGTGGTGGAAGTCTTACCAACCTGTCGAGGCATTTTTGCGATGGTAAATCTATTTTCATGAAAAGTTTTTACCATATTCTTCTGATATGGGCGCATATCAAAAGGTATTAGACCCTCGTCTACGTTAACAATCTTAACGTAGGTTTCAATAAAATAAACTGGATCTTGCGCGCAAAGTAAAAATTGTTTTACTTGTTCTTCGGTAAATTGTAATTGTACACCGGCTCTTTTCAGGTTTGGGTTGCCGTTGTAACCGTCTAAATTCATTTGCGTATAATGCTTCTAAGCATCCAAGCGTGTTTCTTATGAGAATCTAATCTTGAAGAAATAAAATCAGCAAGACCCTGTTCATTGTTTTGATCAGCTAAATCAAAAGTCTTATTGAGTTGATTGATTATTTTCTCATTATCTACTAATAATAACTTGACCATGTTCTCGTCACTAGGTATAATCTCAGTGTCACTGATTAAGGATAACTCATTAAATCTTTTAAATGAACCTGGTGCATAATCATCCAATGCACGAATGTGTTCTGCAATAGAATCAATACTGTCTAAGACTTCCTCATAGAGTTTACCAAAGAAATCGTGTAACTGCACAAAGTCTTTTCCCGTCACATTCCAATGAAAGAATTGTGACTTTAAATAAAAATGAAATGAGGAAGCTAAAACAATCTTCATCTCTTCAATTAATTCTTCCATTTTAATCCTCTTTCTGTTGTTTCAAAAGTTTTGAAAGTTCGTTTGTTGATCCTATAAACACAGCCTTCTCAACATTAATATCGCCATTTTTTAATTTGGCATCTCTTCCTTCAATTTCCTTGCGTGTTTTTTGTAATCCAAGTAAATCTTTATTAAGCTCAGATAAACTTTTAATAAAATTCGAAGCCACTTCATAAGCCCTAGGATGCTCAGACTCTTTTGCTACAAATAATATTTCGTCTATTGCGCCGGAACCTTTTGCTATAAGTTCTCTTAGATTTTTCCTTGCAAAGGAAAAGTCATCATCCTCTTCAAGAATAACAGAGGGCACTGGTTCAGCTTTTTCAGTGGAAAAATCTATAGGATCTATATCGAAGATCTGTGATAATTTATCATTTGTCTCTTTCATAACTAAGCATCTGGGAATTCTGTTATAGTGGTCGTAAACCCATAATCGTCATTAGCCCCAGCAGTCAATGGACTTTGAACTGTCTGCGAAGTATATAGTTTAACGTAAGTTCCGTTTAGATTATCTACAGTCCAAGAACTGTTTGTTTGATCGCCTATTAATACATCACCCACTTTAACTGTTCCATTCCAATCTCTTGCATAGAGAGTTTTTGTATTAGATGACCAAGAAGTCACTGTTCCAAAAATTGAAGAATTGGCAACCCTTACTATTTCATCTTCTCTATAATTTCCAAAACCTGAAGTTTCCATTTTTATTTCTTGAAGTTGACGATTAAAAAGCTCGGAATAAGCATTTATAATAACGCCACCAACTTGTTTTCCATTTTGATCCAAAACTGGATTGCCGTTAGCTGAATGATATTGCCCAGCTATTATCTTACCTTGAGTAACTGGACCGAAGAAAAATGTTTTGGCTGTGAAATTTAAATTCCAAATTATTAATCGAGTTGTTGTGAAATCACCCTCATATTCAATCGTATTATCAACGCTATTTAAAATAAAAGGAATGTCTTTTGTTGTTTCTGCAATTCCATCGACAAAATCAATCGTGACTGTATAATCTGGAGTAAAATATGGTAAAATTTGTTCTACTATTTGAGTTCCGTCTTCTATGTTTCGAACATAAATGCTAAGAGTGAATTCCATATCATAAGGAACCCCCACATTTTGCACTTTAATGGCGTTTGTCGTAGGTGAAGTTCCAAAATTCTTTAAAGTTGTTATAGGCTTTCTGGATGAATCATAAGTGTATCCTGTAACTTCAAATCCCATTCTTGGAACAATCGTGTTCAGAGAGCGGGTTAAATCAGGATCAGAAAATAAACGAGTGATGAATTTTTCTTTAGGAGAATATATTAATGGTACTTTAATTCTCTCAAATTCTTCAGTCAATTCATTATTGTACCTAATAAGAGTGATATTATTAAAAAGATTGCCAAAGGAGACAACCATCTTTCTTATCACTCTATTATAAAATGGACTAAACATTATACTTCACCAAAAGGATTTGATTCAGTAAAATTGAAAAATGTGTTAGCCTCTTCTTGAATTCTATTGTTATCAGCAATATCCTCAAAAACACCATCAAATGTTTCTATATTATCAGAGGTTGATAAGGACCAAGTTGCTCCAGATGATGCGCCTTTTACGGCTCCCTTTGTCACATCAAAGACGCCGATAGTTTGTGTGACTGTAAGTTTTTTGTCTGAAGGTCTCCAACTATGAGATATTGCTTTAGAGTTAGCGGAAGAAACTGATGCGCCTTGGTATATCAACTCATCAGCAATAAATTGACCCGAACCTGATGAGAATGTTAGTACAGTCTTTTTATACTCATCTCTGATTTGTTCATTTAGTTCTTCAACACCCATATCAAATTTTTCCTCACTGAATACGAACTGTTTCATTTTTAATGCAAACACATAAACGTTTGCATTTCTTCCTTTTCCTAATGTATACATCATCGCCTGTTCGTTTTCATGTTCAACGAATGTTATCTCATAAAAATTTTGTGTTAGAGGAATATAGATAATGTCTCCCTCTCTAGGTCTTTTTAGTAGCACTCTTGGTATAGTTTGAACGAACCTTCTTCTCGCAACTAAAAGAGTTAATTCATCATCAAGCTCCAAACCAAATTTAGAAATTAAATCTTGATTACCTTCCATACCCAAAACATTTTCTAAATACATTTCAATTTGAAATGCTCCTTTAAATGTTTTTAGAGTTTCTTCACCAAAAAGTTTATCGATAGAATCTCTCGACTCTCTGGGAATGTAATAAACATCCATTCCATATTGTTTTATAGATTCTATAACCAAATCTTCGACAAGAAGTTGTTCACTTGTTACCTGATCACCAGGAAAATTGTTAAAATATTGATTTAACATTTCCTAAATTATCCTATCATTATTTCATTTGGAAGAACATTGTATATTTGCATTTCTTCTTCTATTTTCTGAATTTCTGCTGTCGCTTCATCCCATATAACTTGTCCATTTAGAACTACACCACCAGGCATCTGAACATTACCAAATTTCTTTAAATTTTCTCCCCACTGTTTTTTAATCATCGCAGTTGCGTACTGTTTTAAAAATCGATCATTCCACACATCGGATAAACCTGTTTTGGATATTTGTTGATTTATTGCTGTGGCTGAAAAATTAGAATCGACATTCATTGTGGTTTCGGAAGTAACATTGACGATTCGTTTAGTTTCACCATTGATAGTTACTTCATCACCTGGAATAAATTCTCTATAAAAAATAGTATTTGTGCCACTTACAACACTTGATGAAATTGACACATCAACAGTACCTGTTCCTACAAATGTATCGGGTGTTAATTTTCTATAACACTCAGCTACGATATATTCACCCAACTGCATATCTCTTTCCCAATCAATATCCAAATATAGCTTGTTGACATGACGATTAAATCTGATAGCTGGAGTTCCACTAAAAAGTAAATTTAGTGTTCTAATATGTTGCATTGTAATCGTATATGGAACATAAGAAACCGAAGTGAAATCATACAAATCGTGCAATCTTAATTGATAACGTAAATCGAACATATTTGTTGAAGCGTTTGAGTTATCAAAGGGAAAAATTGACACGACTGAGATAATAGCATCTGGAACATAAATCCATCTTCTATCCTTATCAGTTTGTGTAATTTGATGCTTCATGAATATTTTTTCGACACCATCAAAATGATAGTCTTGAAAATATTGAAGGGCGTCGTCAATTCTATCTTCAACTTGCTCGTCAGCGACGTTTATTTCAATGACAGGATAACCAAGGCGACGAAGGCAATAATCTTTGAATTGTTCTCTTGTTTGTGGTGCTGCCATGAAACTTTTCCTAATTTATGGAGTATTTATGCTTACCAAACTATAGAATTAACTTCTTCAACAGTGGTTGCTGCGGCTATAGCATTTTTTAATTGTGCTTGCTTATTCCATACAATTTGCTGTGCCATGAACATGCAAGCTGCTAATTGAATTAAATCTGGTATGGTTAAAGTTCTATCTTGATCGTCATAAGTTCTCCAATCTATTGTAGATGGAGTAGGTATACCAATCGTTTGCGCCTGTTCAATCATTGTTAATACATTAGCGATTCGTGTAGAATCTGTTTCACGAGCATCCCATGTATCACCATTCCAATTGCATATTAAAGAATTTAATTGATCATCGCGAGATTCTGTAATATAATTTATTCTTAATGTTTTTAAAT